AATTTGACTATTGGTTTTTCTAGCATAATACTTAGGAGTTCCTGTGCTGGCACTTACAGGCCAGTAGTCATTAATAAATTCGTCTGTTCTTTGAAGCAAAGCAATCTTAGTGCCTGCATCTTTAAGGTGGATATTCTTAATAACCTTTGCTCCTGTAGGTAGTTCAAATATATTTTTACCTGCAGAAAGGACAACTGACGTAGCAGTTACAAGCCCGTAGTCATCTAGGGCTTTTATCATTCTATCTTCGACACGATTAACCATCTTAGGAATGTAGGCAACAAACTCAGCGCCATCATTCTCAGATGCTTCAATAATATCGTTTACGAGGTATGTGTAATTAGCCATAATAAATTGTTACCGTTGATGCAGTTGTAGGACACTGGACAACAACAGGACCACCCATACGGACACCTGCGTCTGTGAGGTAGGCTTCTGTTACATCCGAATTAGTTGTGTTTGTGAATTTAATGATACCGCCATTAGAGTTTCCAAAAGCATCTACAGATGTACCAGTGATAATAAACTCACCTACACCTTGTGCATGGACACCCCTAATGCGTGTTCCTGTCAGCGTAACACCGCTAACTGTGTCTACAGCTGTATTAACCAGTGTAGTATTGCAAGTAACATATGCTACTCTAAGATTTGCCGACATGATTCGCTCCTGTATAATAAACTTCGATGTGCCTATTATACTAAAAAAGGGCGCAGGATACAACTCCCACGCCCTTCTATTTTTTAGTCTATCAGTAGACTAGTGACTAGGCACCAGCGTTACCGAAGAAACCTCTCCAGTCTGACCAACCAAAGCTATAACGCTCACGAGCTTTAAAGCGAAGGTTACCAGTGTCGAAGTCTGGCTCCATCTTAGTCTGAAGCGGCGAACGTACGAACATTTTCGCACCATTCGGGCAATCAGTCTTGATGAAGAAAGCATTCGTATCGGTGAATCTACGGTTCACGTAGAAGCCGCCAGGGACAAGTCCTTGGTTACGGATGCTGTTGATGTCATTCGTGTTTGTCACACCAGAGTTCGAAACAATGGTTGTGGACAAAGCAGAGTTCAGAATCTGGTCTGCAGTGAATGCGAGGTCCGAAGGAATGTGCAGGCTTTCGGCTTGCGCACCAATCAGGATACCACGGTCATCTTTAATTTTCGAGATGCTAATCAAAGCAGTCTCAAGCGAAGCTTCCGAAAGGTCAGCAGCGGAAAGCAAGTTGCTTTGGTCGCCATCGCCAATCGTAGCGTGTGATGCAGAGAACAACGGGTCACCGTCACCACCAGCATAAGAACTGTTGAAGCCGTTATTGAAAACGTCAGCAGCTTTTACCTGTTTGGTGTTTGCCATTGCACGGGCCAGACCTTTGGCACGTAGCTTGGAAAATGTGTCATACAAGTTGTCTTCCATTGCTTCTTCTGTGATGGCAAAGCCAAGAGCAACAGTCTCGTGTGTGTAACGAGCAGTGTAGCTTTCTTGGGCATCGTCATACGATACAGCAGCGCCTTCACCTTTTACAGGTGCAGTGCCGAAGCCTGTGAAGAGAACTTCTTCTTCAAATGCACGGTCTGAATTTTCAACATCAAACAACGGTGCATGTTCATCGGATACTTCTCCGTACTCAACGCCAAATACAGCGTTCAGTCCTGGGAGCAGCTCTTTGGAAATACTTCCTCTATTAATAGCCATTTCTAATTATCTCCCTTAGTTACCAGCCGTAGAAGTTACAGGAGCAGTTACATATACCTGACGGAAATTGTCAGCATGTAGTGCCTGTGTTACTTCGATTTTAGTGTAAGCATCGCCAACGGCGTTGCCTGGTTCATTGACCACACCAACAATTTTCAGGTCTAGTACGCCAGCACCTACGGTGGAAGCTTTAGCTACCATCGAGGATTGACCAGTAAAGGTCGAACCGCCGCCTACGCCCGAAACAGCTACGTTCTGACCGATTGCACTTTGGGCAATGGTAGAATTACACTGGATGATGTAAGTTGCATTTGGGTTATCTTGGACAAAAGCCACTGCGTCAGTAGCGGATGTGCCGCCAGCCCAGTATGCTTTAAATTTTTGTTCCCCGTCTTCTACATAACGACAGCCTTGGAATACACCGTCAGTAGTCTCACCTGCAGAGGTAAGAGCCACTACGTAGCCAGCTGAAATACGAACAGGCGTGCCTGTGTACATGCTGGCGGCAGCGCCTGAAGCAATGCTGTACTCATTAGTACCAGCAGTGTTGTAACCTGCGCCACGAATACGAGAAGGAACAAGACCACGAGCTTGTTTAGTTGCACTCATTTTATATTCTCCTTCGAGTTAAGTTTTAAAATTAAGAACCAAGGCTGCCAATATGATTAGTCAAACTTAGCAGTTCTACCCTTGGTTACGTTTGTTCTGCTTGAGTTTCGAATAGGCATTTTTCTGTCACTTGCATTTTCAAGTTGCGAGTTAACAGCGTCCACCATATCAGCGGATGCATCTTCGAAATGACGTTGCCGTGCTTCAGCACGTTTGGTTGGCATCTTAGCAAGAGCCAAATCTCCACGACAAACAGTACCGCTGTAACGACCTTCATCTCTAACCATAGAGGTGTGGCCTAGTTCAGGTACTTCGTCCAAGGAAACAAATTCCCAGCCTTCAGCTAATCGCTTACCGACATTTGTATAATCGTCTTTACCTTTAAGGGAGATGCGTATCCAACGTAGTTTCATTCCTTGCTCGTCAAATCTATTGCTAACAAACTGTGGAATGTCTAAAAGGTTAGGTTCAGTATATTCGTAGTCTTCTGTTTCTCTTGTTTCCAGTTCACGAGACTGGCTATTCCGTGTAGTATTTCGTGCCATAAGTATATGTATCCTTTCGCAGCTATCTGTTAATTGTTGTATATTCGCCTTCACCAGCTGCTTCTACTTTCAGCTTTTCGGCGGCATACTGTTCAAGAGTAATTCCCCACTTTTGTGCGAGTCGTACGTCTTCTTGAGAGAGTTTAACTTTCTTATTAGACGGGGATGCTGAAGTGTGCGAGGCTCCAGCTACTACTTGAGAAGCCGTTGACGTAGGCTTCGTACGGGGTTTATCGGCAGCTACTTCTTCTGTAGTTGTTCCGAATTTGTTAGGGAAAGTATCTGCCATGCGGCGGTTAATTTCCTCGTAATAATCGTCATCAGCAGGGTCAAAGCCTTCGCCTTGTACTTCTGAATCAATCTCAAGAGCAGCAGCAGTTAAGACACGGTCTTTATTAAACCAGTCATTCTCTGTTACCCAACGCTGTGCTTTTCTATCAGCAGCTTTATTAACGGGTAGTTGTTGCTCTTGTTCTTCAAAGTTAACAGGCTTAAAAGATTCAGCCTCTTGTTTGAAGGTTTTAATGTTATAGCTATCTTGCTGCGCATTAGTAAGTGATTCTTGCGCTTGTAAGATTCTATCTGATTCCCCGCTGTCCAGTGCTTCTTTATAGGCACTCTTAGCAAGTTCAATTCTTTCGGCAACCTGACGCTCATTAGATTCTACGTTTGTGTTTAGAAGGGTACCGTATTCTTCTTCACGCTGTTGCAGTTTTAGCTGCATTTCTTTTTGAGCCTGTAGCAGTTCTTCAATCTGAGCTTCACGTTCTTTCTTCTGTTTTACCAGTTGACGAATACGTTTCTGTGCGCCTGATGTCTCTGCTTCTTTAGCTGGTGCTTCCTCATCCGTTTCTTCTTCGGCTGTGGTAGTGGCTTCTTCAGCTTCTACTTCTGGAGTTGGAGCAGGTTCTTCCTGCTTCTCAACTTCTACTTCTGGTGCAGCAGATACAACTTCTTCTTCTGCGCCTTCAATTTCAATTTCAATTTTATCGGGGGATTCACCTTGTTCAGGTGTAATAGTAGACCATTCAGTCTCTGCCATTTGTACTTCTCCTGTTTAACGTCCTCAGCGAACTTAGACGAATAACGCTGATGTGATATATTATATAGTATAAGTTACCGTGTCACAATAGCAACACGTTAAATTAATTTGATAGATTAAATGTGGGGTCTAAATCTTTAGGGCTTTCAACTACCATTTTAACATCGTCGTCAAAAATAAGTAGTAGCTGGACACCTTTATACAAAAACTTATTCCCAGCGTGTTTACCGTAACACACATAGTCTCCCTCTTTACACCATGGGGTGTCTCCAAACTTATCGTCTTGATAAGCTGCGTTCCCTACTTTTAGTACACGGCCAACTGTTGTAAGATAAGCCATGTCCGATTTGGTTGAGTCAGGAAGAATAATACCTCCCTTTGTCTTTTCCTTAACAGAGATAGGGCGGACAAGTACAGTGTATCCTGGAACTTCTGGTAATGGTGTTGGGTCAGATACATCGTCATTTGTAATCCACTCGTCGTTTTTAATAGCATTAGATGCTGCTTGCATTAATCTAGTCCTCTTCTATGTATTTAGTTAGATAGTCTTTAATAATACCAATTGATTTCTCAATCCCTGCGATATTACCTACCACCTCCTTATACATAGGATAGTCTGAAGCTGTCCCATATGCAAGCGAATTTTTTAATCCTTCAATTTCTTTTTGAAGTTCTTTAATTAATTCTTCGTATAACAATATTAATTACCTTGTTGGTTCTTCATAATGGTGTTTAACATATCAGTAGAAAGCTGTACTTCCTTAATGCCGTTGGCTTCCTGTGTCTTAATTAAGTCAGCCAGTACATCCATAGCTTTCAAAGCTCTCTTGGCGTTGCGGTCTTCTTCTTTCTGATATGCTTGCATGTTAGCCTGCATCCCTGCTTCTTGAGCATCAATAGCAATCTTCTGCTCTTTCAAGTCAAGGTCACGTTGTTTGAGCGAAGCATCTACTTGAGCCTTAGCAGCTTGGGTTTGATTTTTCTGTTGCTCAACCTGTAGCTTCTGTGTTTCAATCTGAAGCATCTGTTGTTCAGGAGACATGCCACCACCCTGAGCCATCTGCATGTTCGTCTGCATGATTTGCTGAGCAGCTTGTGCATTTGCCATTTCTTCTGGGTTAGGCATCTGGGCAAGCTGAGCAGCCATCTGTGGATTCTGAGCCGCCTGCATAGACAGACCATCAATTTGTTCTTTATACTTTAGAAGCATGTGTTCAGAGATATTAGCCTGCAAAGCTGCAGCCATCTGATTAAAGAATGGATTCTGTTGATTGCCTGGGTCTTGTAAGAAAGCTCCCTTGAACGAAATGTGTGCATCGTGGTTCTGACCTATAAAGGCTTGAATTGGTTTGTTTTGAGATACAGCCAAGATATCAGTCATTGGGTCTTGAGGTTGTGCCTCGTCTTTGCGTGGCATTAGTCTATCAATGTCAGGAACATTGGCTGTTGTTAGAAGCATTCTGTTAATGGCTTCCATGTCAAACATACCTGGCTCTGATTGTTGAGCAATGTTCTGTACCATTTGGATAAGCATCATGCGCTGAGCATTCGAAGGAATGTTAGGGTCAGACACTGGTACAATATCTACACGACCATCGAAGTCTTTCTTAAGAATTTTCTCAGAAACTCCAGGAAGGTCATAAGGATATTCAGGTGGTAGATACTCATAGTCAATACGAGCCAAGATTTTAAACTCGTCGCCCTGTGCCTTGTGTAGACGTTTATGAATTGAGGAGAAGAACTTACTTGAAGCTTCTAACAATGCCAAGGTTGTACCAACTGGTCCATAGCCTCCGCTGTCTGCAATTACTTGTTCGGTGCTGTCAGCAAACTTTTGTCCTGTCTGCGTTACAAAGGTAAGCATGTTGAATAAGGTCTGCGAAGGTTCTTTGAATGGAAGTGGGATAATAGACTTAGACAAGTCCATACCTGTTGCTTCTACTTCTTTAAATTCGCCAGGTGCAATAGGGTCGTTATCTCCGACCATACGGACGCCCTTAGCTTTGAAACCCCCTGGTAAGTTAGCGAACTGGCCAGCATCAAGTAGGCTACGCATTGCAGCAGTAGCAGACATAGTAAGATTGCCAAGGAAGTGAATAAGACCCAAGCCGTAAAAGCCAAACCCAGGAACATATCTGTAGTGCGTGAAGTGCATCTTCTTGACATACTTATCGTCTCCTTCTTCCCAGTTACGGCGGATAGACAATACAGCACCAGTAGTTTCTTCTACTGTTACAATGTAAGGGCAGGCAACTTTACCTGAGTGCATCTTGTCTTCTTCAATCTCTAAGTAGCAATGTTGTTCAAGTAGTACATACTGTGGGTCATTGTCTGAAGCAGGGGACAAACCAAGAACACTGTCCATCTTTTCAGCCATTCCTGATAGTGTAGGAATACCAGCTGTAGGTAGTTCTATGTCTGCATACATGCCAGCATCTATTTGCCTAGCCAAGTCCACAGGACTGCGATATATAACATGAGTGTAACGGTCTGCTCTACGAAGGTCAGTCGCATAGTAAGAAACATAAAACTGGTCAATAGGCACAAACTCGCTAACAGGGCGGTCAAGACTTGCATCATAATAAACTTTCTTAAACGCAGAACCAATAAGCGGTAAGTGGAAAAGCATACGCTCAAACTCGTCATAGTACTCAGGCATCTGTGTTGTGACCTGATAGTTCATAAAGTTTTGAACACGATTTGCTTGTTGTTGTTTCTCTGGAGTTGCATCACCTAGCACCTGAGCCTTTACTGGTCCGCCTGATGGGAACAACTCTGTGGATGCTTTAGCTTGGAACTTAACAGCAGACTCAATCAACAGTGGGTGTACTGCAGTGGCTGCACCTTCAAATGGTTCCGTTGTATCTTCTAGCTTAAGACCAAGAAGTTCAAAGCCACGCTCGAACATTGATTCCCACTCAGAGCGAGAGTCCTTGTCAGCATGGAACTTATCAATTACTGTGTCACCAATTTCAGATAGCGTGTCCTCATCAAGTAAGTCCACAAGGTTTTCAAAGAAACCTTCATTGTCACCAAGGGTAAGTTCAATTTCTACTTCACCTGCTGTGCCTTCAAGGTCTACTTCAATCTCTCCAGTCTCAGGGTCAACAGAGATAACGGCATCGGCAGACGTGATGTCTTCGATGTTCATATCAATGCCTGATTCTTTTGATTTGTCTGATAGGTCGTATGGATTACGTTCAGTTGCCATTTACTTTTGTTCCTTGTTCATTACTTGGAAGAATATCATTGAGCCTATTATACACTTAAGTGCGCCAGTATCCAACCCTCTTTTGTCTTCTTGGATTATAATCGTCTTCCCAGCTTGGGTCTTCGCCGTGGGAGACATGCCAAGAGTCACGCATATAGTGGATAGCCATGGTCATTGCATCGACTTGGTCATCGTGTGCGCCGTTGGGAAAGGCCAGTGCTTCGTCAAATAAATCCTTAGCCCACTCCTTGCCCTTTGGGATGTAGACACGACCTGATTCCATAAGAGGCGTTGCAGCATAGACACGAGACACCTTGTCCCTGTCAGGCAGATAGTCCAGCACTGGCAGACCAGCAAGTCTCATGTCCTGCAACAGCGATTGACCAGAGGCTTTCTTCTCGATGATGCAAACATCAGGGCGGTGCTTCTGGTATAAATGTTGTGCCGTTCTGCGCAGGTCGGGGTATTCAAACCTCTCTTTAACATTACCGAGAAGGATAAGGTTAGGTACAACGTACTCTCCACCATACTCGTCACGCTCCGACTGGTGAAAGATGCCCCAGGTCTGGATGACACTATAGTCAGCCGTCTTCTTAGTAGAGAAGGCTGTGTCATACGTTTGGATAACAAACTCACATTGCGGCGGGTCTTCGTACTCCCACCATTGAAACCATTTCTTTTTAATAATCCCGCCTTCGTCTGGTGACGGGTTCTGCATGTATAGCGCATCCCAGTATCTACTCCCGTTGCTTGCTCTAATCTCCTGCTCATCTAGCTGTAGTACTTCATCTGGCTTCCACTCAGGGAAGTATGACGAGCCTACAGGCAGGCCTAATAGCTCTGCCGATGTTTCATCTAGCCAAGCAGGGATACTAATTACTTCCCAAGGAATACCAGAGATGTCTGACTCCTGCTTCAATAACCAACCACACAGGTCGTCATAGTGATACCTCGTGTTGATAATAATAATGGCACCATTCGGCATGAGACGTGTACGTAGACCTGATGGCCACCAGTCCTTGATATACCTACGGCCTGCCTCAGAGAAGGAATCTTCTTCAGACATCACATCATCCAGCAGGGCTAAGTGCGCACCACGTCCAGCAATCTGTGAACGGACACCAGCTGCATAGTAAGAACCATTCTGGTTTGTCTTCCACTTGCCTGCAGCCTTGGCATCTGCTCTAAGCTGGACACCCTTGAATGCTTTCTGAAAAGCTTCTGTATTTACAATGTCCCTCACGCTACGTCCAAAGTCACTGGCAAGCTGGTCACTGTG